GTCTTGAGGGTCAAAACCTATTTCGTTAATTTCACCCTTTGCTAAGCAGTACCCATTCAATCCTCCTTTATTAGTTCCTTTTCCACTTTCCATTAGCCAAACCTTTTGATATGCCTCTTCATACCCTGTAGGGTACTGCTCAACTATTTTCTTCGCTTCTACGGGCACTACAGTGAGTTTTTTGACCTCTTTCGCACGCTTCTCAATAATAACAGGAGCTTGTAATTTAATGATAATCGGGTATTGAAAACTAACCCTGTTATCGTCGTACCACTTAGATACGTTCATAAACGCCAGGAACGTACCAATTACAAACAATCCAACACCAAGGGCAATAGCATAGACTTTTAATTTCTTTATAACCTTTTTTCCCTTCTTCTCGTACTTCTCAGCTGTCTTTTCAACTTTTTTTGTTAAAAAATTATTCATATTTTTATTAAACTTTTAATATATAACACCTGTTTCTTCGTCCTGTAATGGCTCAAGTGTTCTTATTTCCTCGCCATTATTTCCAAGTTCATCTTCATCGGGTTCAATATCTAATTCTTCTATATCATCCATAGTGCTATCATCAATATTAAAAACTGGCTTATGGCAATGATTACATATAAACATACCGTTAATTTTACTCATTAAGCACGTGTCGCACTTACAATAAGTATTACCGCTATAAACATCATCGCAAATCTGTTTAAACTGTTTTTTAGTTATCATATTATTTAAACATTGTTAAAATTTCTAATATATTATTGATAACGGATAGCTGACCTTCAAAAAACTGGTAAAGGCTATTATTCTCTTTTTTTTGTTTAATGGCTCTATCTTGCCAACTTTCTAACATTTTAATCAATCCCTCTATATTTAGATTTTTCATATTAGTTTTAATAATTTTTAATAAATATATTTTTTTAATTTTCTATTAATTTATAAATTTCTCTATCTGCTTCTTCTTTAACTATTCTACCGCCTCTTATCTTTTGGCAATTGATTGCCCCAGCTTTTGTCCGATGTAGGCAAATATCTCTATCAGATTTCCTTACGTTATAAACTACTTTGAAATTTTTCATATTTTCACCTCCTTTTTGTCCTTTCTACGCTTTTTATTTTCTTCCGTATCAATTATCTCAATATTTCCGAATACATAATCGCAAACTTCTTGCCAGTTTTTAGCCTCAATTTCTATCACTTCACTTTTATTATCTCCTAATCTCAAAACTATTTTATAGTTTTTCATATTCCATTTAATTTAAACTTGTAATAATCAAACCTTTTTTTTCTTTCTTCCTGTACTTCTTTTCTGGCTTCCTTTTTTGCTTCCTTTATTCTTATTTCTTCCTCGTGGGCTTCCTGATAGTCTATTTTCCCATATTCAAAATATCTACTCATAATATTTTTTGTGAGATATAAATCTCAATTTATAATTGCTAACTTCAGACGGTCTATGCTTCTATAAACCGTCTATGATTATTATTGATTGATACCATTTACAAGCTCACTATTTAATAGTGGCTTGTCTTGATTTTATGATGTTTTGTCATCTTCTATAATTCCTATATTGACAAAAATAAAAGATACTTTTTTATTTTGAAAGTTTGTAAAAGGTTTATACATTGATTCAACAAAATTTTTTGCTTTTTTCATTGCGAAGTCAGGATTTTTATAAACGCCTGACAACGCTGATATAAAGCATCCACTTTTTGTTAGTTTTGTTAGTCTTGCTCCGTTTATTACTCTATATTTATTCTCACCAAGTTTATATACTCCGTAATATTTAATATATCTAATCGAATTCGTACTATCCATAAATAACCAAGACAATCAAGCAATTTATAATGTTGGCTTGATAGCTTGTATCTGGTATCAATCTCTAATTGTTAAAGTGCTTGTTATCTTTTAACCTAATCTAATGATACAGTATACAATATACAGTTGTCAAGAGTATTTAACATTAAAAAATGGTATAGATGATACGGATTGATATAGTTACATGATAATGTGATTTTCAATTGTAAAAAATAGGCACGAAAAATCCTTTGAAGATATCAAACTATATCAAGAAATAAAAACCTCTTGCGTTAATTTGCGGTAATTAGTGATACAATATACAATATAAATAAAGGTACAAACATAGCTTGGCAGGTAATAACGTCGATTGTAGGGCGAATTATTGACAATAAATCCATAAAATGATACCATAATTAAATGAAATCCTCCAAAAACGAAACAAAATCAATAATAAAAACAATCCCAAAACATACCAATAGCTCCATTAAGTCTATAAAAGTAAAAAATGAAGAAATTAAGAAAATAGTCTATAAAAAACATATATACAAGCAGTTCTTAAAAATGATAAAAGATGATAAATTCACTACTGCTATAATGTCAGCAAAGATACTGGGAGTAGAACGTCATACAATACGAAAATGGCTACTAACTCCTAAAATATCCGAAGTAATGTCAGCCAAAGTAAACCAATATATAAGCAGGATAGAACAATCCGAAGACTGGCGAGCAAATGCCTATCTATTAGATAAAATAGCACCAGAAGAAAAGAATAATCCAGCACTGGTACAAGTAAACAATTATCTCGATAACCAGAACAGTAAATACAAAATATAACCCACTCCATACAATAAAATACAAACCAAAACCATACCAATATAAGACCAATAGAAGTGAATACAACATAAGTACATAGTTATAGTTACTCAGCCTTGTTAGCATATCATTCAGCTTCAAAACATAGCTTCATAACATATTCTCTATCATATCACTTAGCCTTGTTATTGTGACATTTAGCTATATTTAGCTTCATAGTTATTGTGACAGATATTTCTATTGTGACATTTCTATTGTGACAAGTTAAGTCTATTGTGACAAATAATGATACGATAATTAGATAATTGATACGGTAATTTATTTATTTTTTTGTATTGATTTAACATTGATACAACATAAGAAAGGATTGTTATATTGCTCTAAATAGTGGTACCCATCACTTGGAGAATATAGATATGTAAGTATTAGTATTCAATATATTTTATACATTTCTATATTTTATACATTTTTATTCATTTTTATATTTTATTCATTTTCAGTTAGTTATCTACCAGTATTAGATTTATATAGTATCTTAAAACAGAGTATCAGAACAATCTAAATTATGTATGTGTCTACATGTGTCTACATGTGTCTACATGTGTCTACACTTGATATTGACAAGTAGGTACAGTTGTGTTACAATGTAGGTACACATGAATATTACAAAAGTGGGGATATTGGACTTCAGAAAAAACCCATATAAGTGGATTAAGACGCTCCCTATTGAAATAGTAGCTAAGGGAAAAACATTATTTTATGTAGTAGCAAGTGTAGACAGTAAAGTAGATACAGTTGGTGAACAAGTGTCTACAGATGTGCCTAATATTAAGAAGGAAGTGTCTACAGTTAGTCCTGCTTTAACTATAACTAAAGGACAAAAGATTACTGAGGAAATTGATGGGTATACTACTGAATGGACTTGGGAATGGTGTCATGGAAACTTGACTCACGAGTTCACTAAAGGAAAGTTATTTAAGTGTAAAATGGCAACATACAAAGACAAAGATGATAATGTGGGAATGATTAGTGGCAAGAAGTATGACCATGTATATATCTGCAAGGATTGTTTAACTTACTTGGAGAAACAGATACAGGAAGGAGGTTTTGAATATGGCGGATAACTATGACCCAAAAACAGTACGAGCATTTCAAGATATTGAAAAACGAAATGTAGTTCTTTTTAAGGAAAATCCAGAGGCAACAAGACGAGCTTTTGAAAAAATGCTTTATGGTAGTGGATTTACACCAAACTGGAAAGCACATGGATTTGCCAGTAAAGAACATGCAATTAAGAGTGCGCTAAAAGCAGTAGAGAAAACATTATAAGGAGTATTAGATTATGATGGAACCTATTTACATTTCAGTTCTTTGTTTAAGTATAATATTGGTGTTTGGTTTAATATGGACTGTATGGAGTATTGGATTGCACCGATAAAATTTACCTATTGTATTTTGATACAGTTTATAGTAATAATTATGTAATGGAATCTTTTAATTGGCAGTCCTACCAACAATTTGTAGAGAGTAATCTTACCATTGTTAATAAGGATGGAGTTGAAGTACCTTATCTTCTTAATGAAGCACAAGTTGATTTTCTAAAAAATATTACAGGAAGGGATATAATTCTAAAAGCCCGCCAGCTTGGTTTTTCTTCTTTGATACTAGCTGTTATGACTACAAGGTTCTTGCTTAAGCGTAATGAGAGATTGGTTTGTATATCACACGAGGCAGGAGCTACACAAAGACTACTTGATAGAGTTAAGTTCTATATTGGGTCTTATGAGAAAAAGAATGGTATTAAAATCCCAATGAAATATAACTCACGTAATGAAATGAACTTTGGTGAAAGGAATAACACCTTCTATATTGGAACAGCAGGAAGTAAGACATTCGGCCGTGGTGATACAATATCTGTTCTTCACGGCTGTTTAAGTCCTGATACTGAAATAATACTTAAAGATGGATTTGTAAAACCTATTTCAGAAGTCAAAATAGGAGAAACTGTTATTAATGGAAATGGTGGATTGAGTGAAGTAAAAAGAATATGGATTAATAATCCGAAAAAATTAGGACATAAGGAAATGATAAGATTGAAAGTAGGAAATAATCACGATACCATTTCTCTTACTCCAAATCATAAAGTATTAGTTAAGTGTAAAAAGTTTTCAGGTCGTCAATATAAATGGATAGAAACAGGAAAATTAAAGGAAGGAGATTGTTTGGTCGCACCTATTAAAAATGCTATAGATAGATTTACTAAGTCAGGACGAAACTGGAAACAGGGTAAAAAATATTATTGGGCTAAAATCTTAGAAATAGAAAAAGAAAAATTACCAGAGAAAGTTTATGATATTGAGATAGAAGACAGCTGTCATTCTTTCCTAACAGTATGCGGTGTTGTTCATAATTCTGAGGCTGCTTTTTATGATGATATAAATGGATTTATGGCAGGAGCTGTACAGGCTGTTGTACCAAGTGGACTGGTATTTCTTGAGACAACCGCCAACGGATTTAATGATTTCAAGAACTTATGGGATAGAAGCGAAAAAAATGAATCGGGATACAAGACACATTTCTATTCTCCTAAATGGGAATATGGCCCTGAATTTCTTGAAACAAAAAAACGAGAACTCAAAGACCTCTATCTACAAGAGTATCCAGAGAATGCCATTGAAGCCTTTGTGAATAGTGGCAATATGTATTTCTCAAGAAAGGCTCTTCAACATTATCTATTGAATATAGGGGAACCTATAAATAAGAATTTAATCTATGTCTGAAACATATAATCCTTGGAAGCAGTATAGGGAAATAAAGAGGGGAGAGTTTATTATAGTCGCTGCGGATACCTCAGCAGGTGGTTCTGATTATAATGCCTGTCAATTCTTATCTAAGACTAATATTGATGTTCCTCTTGTATATCATTCAAAAGGAATAGCTACTAATATGACCAATGCCATATTCCCAGTCATAGAAAAGATTTATGATGTAACAGGAATTAAGCCGACTGTAGTATACGAGGTAAACAATGGAGGAGTATTTGAATTACAAAGACTGGCAACCTTAAATAGACTCAATAAATATAGCATCTTCTTACAAAAGGGATTTGGACGAGTAGTTAATGATATGACAACAAGGATTGGCTGGTCAACTAACACAGCTCCATTAAGTCTTGATACTGGTGTATTGACTGTTAAAGGATGGAAAAAATTAAAAGATATCAAAGTTGGAGATAAAGTCTTTGGTTCAGATGGTAAACCAGTTAAAGTTACTGGGTATTATCCAAAAGGAAAATTAAAAGCCTTTACGCTTAAAACATCAGATGGAAGTAGTACTATTTGTGATGAAAATCATTTATGGGGAGTTATAAGCAAATGGTATAAAAATGGGAAGACAAGAGTATTACCAACAAACTATATTAGGAAATCACTAAAAAGAGGTTGGTTTATTCCATTAGTAAAACCAATACAATTTAAAAAGAAAAAGTTATTAATAGACCCATATTTACTTGGATTACTTTTAGGAGATGGAAGTTTTGGAAAAACAATTACGTATTCGACAATAGATGAAGAGTTGATAGAAAGTGTAAAATTACTTATCCCAAAACAAATGCATGTTTCTAAAGCATCTCATGATAGTTATACTATATCAGGAACACGTAAAGACTCTCCTCATGGTCAAAACATATTACAAAAACAATTAATCAAACTTGAGCTTCGGGATACAAGGTCTCATAATAAGTTTATACCTTCTGTTTATCTAACAAGTGATATAAATGATAGATTATCTATCCTTCAAGGATTGATGGATACTGATGGTTGTGTTACGACTCGAAACAGTGCATTCTTTTCAACCACATCATATAAGTTAGCGCAAGATGTCCGTAATCTCGTTCTATCTCTTGGTGGATATTCATCAATAACGAAAGAGGATAAAAAACATATAGGATGGAAAGATTGTTATAGAGTGCTTGTAGTTTTAGCTCAAAATCCATTCCGTTTGAAAAGAAAAGCAGACCGTTACAATTATATTCTTAGAAAAAAATGGAAGAGAAGAAGAATTGTATCTATTGAACCACTTAATAAAAAAGTTGAAATGGCTTGTATAAGGATAGATAATCCAAATGGTCTTTTTGTTATAGATGATTTTCTTTTAACACACAACACACGTCCGAAAATGCTGTCAGACCTTAAAGATGCCATAGATAATGAAGTGCTTAAAGTTTATGATAAAGAAACAATAGAGGAAATGTTTTCATTCATTGTGAACCGTCAAGGAAAGCCTGTTGCTGAAAATGGACAACACGATGATCTATGTTTTGTAGCGGGAACAAAAATTATGACTTCTAAAGGACAAATACCAGTCGAAAAATTGAAACTAAAAGATATGGTGATGACAACTGAAGGACTTAAACCAATTTTAGCTATGAGTAAAAGAAAAGCTAAAGTAATAAAACGTTTAGGTTTAGTAGGAACTCCAGACCACCCAATTATTACGAAAAGAGGCGTTGTTCCGCTTGACAAGGTTAAAGCGAGTGATATAATATACATATGGAACGAGAAACTATCATCTATAGAGGAAAAAAATATCACAGATATCCTCAATCTAAGAGAAGACAACTACGAGTCTATTATTGGAGACACAGTGATTGGAAAAAATCACCCGTTGCACTACATAGGCAGATTTGGATTGACAATTTTGGAGAAATCCCAAAAAATTATGTTATCCATCATAAAGATAATAATCCTCTTAACAATAGCATTGATAATCTTGAGCTTATACAATTTAATCAACATATGTCTTTTCATATGCAAATGGAAGATAGAAAAAAACTATTACGAGAAAACGGAAAAAAACAAGCAGAACGAATTAAAAAAGCCCTTAAAGAATGGAAAGAAAACAATAAAGAACTGGCTCATAAAATTTATAAAAAGAATGGGGAAAAAAACAAAGAAAGAATTATTAAGGCACTTAAAAGATGGAGAGAGGAAAATCCAGAACTGGCAAAAAAAATATCAATTAAGGCAGGAAAATCTCAAACAGAAAAAATCAAACGAACTCTTTCTGAATGGAGAAAGAAACACCCAGAATGGAGAGAAGAAGCTAAAAAAAATATTAAATATTTATTTTTTGAAAAACCCCAAACAACTGTTTGTTTACAATGTGGTAAAACTTTTACTTATATTAGAAAACAAGGTGCTAAATTTTGCAGTGAAAGTTGCAGAGTTAGATACAAAAGACAGAAAGGAAAATGAACAAATAGTTTACAATCTTCTTGTTGATAATCCACATAATTATTTTGCCAACAACATTCTTGTACATAATTGTATGAGTCTGGCGATAGCGTGGCAACTCTATCAAACAGAAAACAAGACAGCAAGAAAACCAACTGGAGGAATACCATACGAACAGGCTTGGAGTCGTAGTAGTTTTGATGCTTATCGTTAATATGAAAAAGACTCGTAGAGTAATAAGTCATTATGTTCTTAGAGATGGAAATACTAAACAGGGAGATAATTCAATCTGTGATTATTGTCATAAGATAATTCCAGTTGTAAATATCTGGTATGGAAATAGAAAATATATAGATAGAAGAATGAGAATTGATTGTCAGATAAAAAAGGTTTTTGTTTCATATCACTTACCTTGTTATGATTTGAAAGTATTTGGATATGTAAGACATTCAACTTTGCTTAAGATAAAGGAATTTGCTTATTATGATACATTCATAATTCCTTATGATAACAGAAGAAACATTGAAGGAAATAGGAAAGAACAAACCAATCCTACTTGCCATGTTTAAAGAATCATATCCTGACGAGTATAGAATACTTGAATCAATAGGATATGTAAAAACAAACGGGTATGGAGAGGTTACAATTAAAATAACAAAAGGAAACATAACATTGATTGAACCAAAAGTATCTATAAAAATTAGATAGACCTTTATGTGTAGGACAGAAAAGTAATCCTATTCCCACCCGAACGGGAATTAAAATATGTTTCTGCAAGAAAAAGACTTTTCTGAAATACAAACAAAGCGTGTGCAAAAAAGAACACTAATAAAACATATTCTTAAACGCCACGACAGGGTAATCCTACTGCCCTGCATATAAAGGTTTTATTGACATAGCATTTTTATATGATTAAATAAAGTAATATCAATTCCTAATTCTTATTTCTTATAATGAAAAATCTAAGCAACCCAAGCATTGACAAAATTAATAGCACCGATAAAAAGGCTTCATCAAATTATCAACCATCACCAAGCGACCAGCAAAGAGTAAGGATGGTAGAAGACCGTTGGCAAACTGCATATAACAATCAATATCCATATTTCTCAGACTTTGATAGATATTATAAAATGTATGAGTCATACGTGAATGATACTAAGTCTATTTGGCAGACAAAGATTTTTATTCCTATTGTCTTCTCGGTAATTGAGCGTTTCCTTCCTCGTCTAATTTCAAATAAGCCGACAGTAAACTTTATGGGTCGTCAAGAAGATACAGTAAAAAAAGCTCAAAAGATGCAATCATTATTTGAGTATCAATGGGACCAAGTATCAAGAGTTAGAGATGGTGGAATGTATATGGAGTTGCTTCGTTTTGTAAAAGATGCTTTAGTTGTTGGAACTGCTTTTGCAAAAATCCCTTGGAGATTGGAAGGACAAGATACCAAGTATTATAATGATAAACAGGAAGTAGCTACAAAGTATGTTAAGTATTTTGATGGACCAGATTTTCAACTTATTGATCCTTATGATTTCTTTTTTGACCCTGAAGCAATAGATATCCAAAGAGCCAGTTGGGTAATTCATCGAACACGAAGAACACTTGACGAAATGAAAGAGATAAACAAAGCGAAGGGTGTTGAAATCTATAAAAATCTACACATACTTGAAACAATGCCACCTGATACGATGGCAGCTACTGAAAATGATTTCAAACTAAGACGAAAAATATCTCTTGGTGGTAGTCAACTCTTAATAAGAGATAATACAATTGATAAATATGAATTAAAAGAATGTTGGGGTCTATTTCCAAAATTAGATGCGAATGGAAAACCTTCAAAATCTCAAGAACTTGAACCTCGTGTTATAACTACAGCTGGGACTGTAATAGTAAGAGATATTCCATATCCATATTGGCACGGAAAGAAACCATTTGTTTCTTACACTCCATTTCCAAGGTCTTATGAGATGTATGGAATACCAATTATTAAACATATTGAAAGAAGTCAATTCTACATAAATGAGTTTATGTCTCAGAAATTTGATAATCAAGTCATTGAGCTTAATCAAATGTTAGTAGTTGCTCCTGAGGCAAACCTTGAAGACTGGCAATTAGTATGGCGTCCTGGTGGAGTAATAAGAGCAAATCCAGAATATGTGAAACCTTTGGCTCTTGGAGATGTTACAGGAGGTCTTGACCAATCAGTACAGTATCTATCATCAACTATTCAAAATACAACTGGACTTTCAGATTACTATACAGCAGGTGCTAATGCTCCTGAGACTCAAAATAAAACAGCAACAGGAGCTAATATTATTGAAGAGCAGATAGCTATTCGTATTAAACAGGCCATGCAGGTGCTTGAAGAACAGGTTATTAAAGAAATTGGTTATCAATGGCACGGACTTGATGGACAGTTCTTGAAATTACCTCAAGTAGTTAGAGTTGTAGGTCCAGATGGTCAACCAGACTTTCCACTTGTTGATGTAACTGATATTCGCCAAGTATATGATGTGGTTCCAGAAGCTGGTAGTACTCAGCCAACAAATGAAGCTCTACAAAGACAACAATTCTTACAAGTTCTTCAAGTCATTCAAGGAAATCCAGTTATGGCTCAGGCTACAGACTGGACTTCTGTTGAACTTGAATTATGGAGAAGATTTGGTTTCAAGGAAGGTAATAAAATGATGACGACAACAGCAGGCTCAGTTCCAAGACAATCACCAGGAGGAGATGCTCTTTTAGGAGGTCAAACTGGAGCACCTAATGTGCCAGGACAACCTCAAGTAGGACCAACAGCAAATCCAGGTCAATTTATGGCTGGTATGATGGGAGCAACTGCTGGATTTAGAAGTCCGCCAACTGCCCAACAACCACCAAATCAACCATCAAATCCAAATAAAGCCTTTGGACCACCAGAAACACCACCTCAACCACCACCAATGACAAATATTAAACCTAAGTTCCAAGATTTAACAGCTAGAGAACAAGAACAAGTATTAAAAGCTATGGGAATTGAACCAGACATGATGAGTAGATTTGAAAAGATGAGTCATCAGCAGCAAACAGATAAGATGGATAGGTCAATGGAACTTATGAAAAACTTAGTTCCTCCAGGTGGAGGACTAAATATTAAATGATTGACATTATTAAAAATTATATATACACTAAATTATGAATCATAAAGAAATTCGTCAAAAAGGGGCTCGTATGTTAAGGAAAGTTAGTGATTCTATGCCAAAAGATAAGGCTATGAAATCATCAGTTATTAAAGATAGTTATAAAGGTGGGACAGAATCAACAAGATTTATCAACCCATCAAGTACTCTTACTCACAGTGGAAAAGGTTCAAAAGGTAATCCAAAGAATGCTGATTATTAATTAATACTATTATGATTAAAAAAAAGGAAGGCAGTAAAAAAGATAAGGCAGAAGACAAGAAATTAATGAAAAAGTACGGGTATAAGTCAATGAAAGCTTGGGAAAAATCAAAAGAAGATAAAAAACATGATTTGGGAAGTAGAATGAAGAGTAGAGGGAAACATCCAAGCTCAATGTAATTAAAAATTAGTGAATACAGGCACTATGAAACTTACGGCAGAGCAGAGAAATAAAATATTAACAATTTCTCGTGAAGCACAGGCTTTTTTAGGAAGTAATTTATATAAAGAGCTTGAAAATTGGGTAAAGACTGAGCAGGCATTAACTGCCGCAGCTATAGTTACAAATAAAAGAGAAAAGAATGAAGAAAATTTGACAAGAGCTGACTTTGTAGAGAGAAAATCAAGTTATTATTTGAGTATAGTCACACTACTTGAAGTAATTAAACGTTACTCCAGGCAAGAGAAAGAACTTTTACAAATTGAAGAAAATGAAAAATCTAAATCCAAAGGAAATTGAGGTAACGGTCAAGGATAGTGACGGAAAGACTATTCGTGAACCATTCAATCCAAATGGACCTCAATCTGATGGAAGTGAATGGCACATACCAAGACCACTTATTCCTGAAGGACACGAACATTATTTCAAATTGAATAGTGGAAAACGTTGGGCTGAATGTAGTTGTGGTTTTGGAGGATATGTATATCCTGCTAATGCCATTTGGAAAGATGGGCATATCTATAAAAGAAGTACTGGAGAAAAAGTTATATAATTCTAATCAAGACATACAGGTTCTTGAATAGAATTTTATAAATTTTCGAATGATAGTCGTAAACTATCTTATAAAATTATGAGTGCAACGAATCCAGGGCTAAGTCCAAAAGGGAATATTAATGCCCAAAAGGTGAGTATTAATGTGGAGTCCTCAAGGCTCTCCGAGCTTCCCACCGAGCAGAATAAAGCTGAGGTATTACCTACTGCTGAGTCTCAAGTTACAGAAAATACTGTAGCCACTGAACCAGAAGTTAAAAGTGATACAAAATCAGTTGAAGAGGCTCCTGCTAAATCAATTGAAGATAGGGAGTTCTCTGAAAGAGCATCAAAGCGATTTCAAGAACTTGCAAATAGAACCGCCAAAGCAGAAGCAGAGGCACGAGCTGCCAATGAGATGCTAAGGCGAGTGGTTGGAGCACAGGTTACTCCACCCGCACCATCACAGGAGGAAATGTTGGCTAAACAATTTAAGACTTATGATCCGTCATTGAAGTATCCAACAGATCCTAATGAGTATATTCGTTTCACAGAGATTAAATCTACTCTCGCTGCAAGGCAAGAGTTCATGAGAGTCGCTGAGGAACGTGAAAGACAGAATGAACTTAACGATTTAGTTAAGGCATACCCAAATGTTGTAAATGAGCCCCGAATACAAGGAGCCATAGCAGCAGAGGTGACTGAAGCTAAAAAGAGAGGTATCAAAATGTCTTATAAAGAAGCTGCTGATATTGTTTATGAAGATTTTAAGGGAAAAGGAACTAAGGCAGCAATCAATATTACTCAAAAGGACATATTGGAGAAAAATGAGGCTTATGTAGAGACAACAAAAGGTGCATCGGTCCAAAGAGGACCAGACGTAATCCCAAATCCTTCTAAAATGACTTTGAAGGAAATGGAAAACTATCTGAAGTCTCAAGGACAATGGGACTAAAGATTTGTAATTAAAAATTAAAATATATTATCATGAGTGTAGATAGTGCTAAGACCTTGTCATCTCAAGTGACACAGGCCATCAAAAATAGATACTATGATGAAATTTTCTTGAGAGTAGCTGAGAAGAACTTGGTTTATCAGCAACTTGGTCAGTTAAATAGACAGATTCCAAAAGGTGAAAATGCTACGAGTGTTTTCTGGACAAGATGGACGAATTTGCCTCTTGTTACCGCAGGTCAAGGAGAAGGAGTTCCAACGACAGCAGTTGCTTTGTCAGCTGTTAACGTTTCAGGAACCGCTGCTCAATATGATGCTGCTGTTTCAATCTCTGATTTGATGTCTTTACAATCATTCGGAGATATTATGAAAGCCGCTGTTCAAAGATTGGCATATAATGCTGGTCTTTCTATTGATACGGTTGTTCGTAATACTGTAGTTCCAGGTGCGACCGTACAGGTTGCCACAGGTGCTGCCTCAATGAGTGCAGTTCCTGCTACAGGTGTGTTATCAATTACTGAACTTAGAAAAGCTATCAGAACCTTACAGAAGAATGATGCTTTCCGAGTTGGTTCAAGTGCTAATTCCAATGACGTCGCTGGTACAGGTGGAGATGGATATTGGGTAGCAGTTATTGGTCCTGAAGGTGCTTATGACCTTATGGGTGATACTGCCACAGGTGCTTGGATTGATACCAACAGATATGCTGGTAGCGAGCAAATCTTTTCTGGAGAAATCGGGAAATTGTATGGAACTCGTTTCCTACAAACTTCCAATGATTATAACTATGGTATAAACTCAGGAGTTGTTGCCTCAGGCACAATTCACGGAGCCTTAGTTACTGGAACTGATTATTTTGGAGTTACAACCCTTCAGAACTTACAGACCTATATAAAGGACTTTGGTTCTGGTGGAATAGCTGATCCGACAAATAAAATTGCGACAGCTGGTTGGAAAGCAATGTTTGGAGCGACTGTTCTTAACAATAACTTTGCCGTCCAAATACAGCACGCAGTGAGTCCATAAGTTTGCTCATCAAATACAGCGCTTTGGGAGTGTGCGATAACACTCCCATCATAATACAGGTATGAAAAAGTCAGAGCATAAATGCTACAATTGCGGAAATGTCCAAGATAAGTCTTGGCAGTTTTGTCATAAATGTCTTACTAATCTATATTCTTCAGGAGTTGCGATATATACAGTCAATACTCCAAATTGGGTTAATCTTCAAAAGAGTCTACTTAATAAACACGGAGGAAAAATGAGTCCTAAAGAAGAAACTAAAATGCAAGATATGATTGAGAGTGAAAAGAGAAGAGAACTTATGAGTTCAAAGTCAGCCCTCTCTTGGGAAGAAGGACGAAAGCGTGAATGGAAAGCCAATAAGAAATATTATCTAAAGAACGGTGGAAGATTTACATAGTGTATATATTCCAGTCCTTGCCTGCCTGTATCAGGTAAGGCTGGACTGGAATATGGATACTAAAACTTTTCCACTAATTTCAGTAATAGTTAGTACATTTAATAGAGCGGATAGACTTAAAAAAGCTATTCAATCTATAATAGACCAAAACTATCCAAATATAGAGATAGTAGTTGTTGATGATGCTTCAACAGATGATACTTCGAAGGTTGTAAAAGCGTTTAGAGATAAGAGGATAATCTAT